ATTTTTTCTAAACTACATACAACTCCAAGATTAATTAATTTATCCTTATTGTCTTTAACATAATCATCTAGTTTTTTATAATGGTGTTTATCATAATAAATAGGTTCGGCGTCTTCTTCTAATATTAAAACATTATCATAATTTTCACAATACTTGAATGCTGACCAATAAGCATGATTTATGTCTCTTGTTGTATTATCAATACCATGGTATTTATAACATTTTTTAAAACCCTTGTTGTATTGAATGACAGTTTTTGAACACAAAGTGTTCAAAAAATGATTTTGTTTAAACCTTTTAGAATTTTCCATTACAAGTATTATGCAAATGTCTACATTTTTAAATATAGGGTCGCTACACGAATGCAACTTTTTGTAGTAATAACAACTCATTAACTAAATTAACGTATTATCTTTTTTCTGGCGATACAAACTCATAATTTAGAAAATCAAAGATGTCTCTTTCTGTTTCTGGAAAATCCTTTTTGATTACTCTTTGATACTCTTCTTTAGATACTTTTTGACCGGTTGAACTTTTTGTTAGAGCATGCTCATTCAAAGAATAACCCTTCTCAAGTGCATGATTTCTCATTCTAACATTGAACTCTTTTGAACCTGTTGTAAATAATATTGCAAATGGGAAAGTTTCTCTCGGATGATAAAAAATATCAAGGTGTCTATAATACTTGTCAATCTTTGCAACTGCCATAATTTTAGTATCACCTTTTGCTATTACATTAGCGGGATCTATTATTCCTTTTTCAATTAGATTATTGTAAAATTTATTCATAATTTCAGGTGTTTTAATGTTTGTAGAAATCAAAGCATCTATATCACCCGAATCTTTATTTTTTCTACGATAAGACCCTGTAATTACAAGTGAATCGCCGTCTTTTTTGTTATTCTCTGTAAATGCATCTGTAAGAATTTTATTCCATTGATCCATTTCTTCTCGAGGAATGCGAAGAAGTAGATCTTCATAGTGCCTTAGTCCTATTGCCTGTTTTGGTGTAATTATCTTTTTGTTAACTTCGTATAACTCTCTCAATTCTTGTATGGTTGTAATTTCTTCTTCCTTGTAAATTCTTGCAGCTACTGAAGGACCAATTTCTGGTATCTTGCTTAGGTTTTCAACTGCTACAAGTTCAAGATTGGTAATTATTCCATCAACTTCTCCAGTTGTTAATATTGAATGTATCTTGTTTAGAATAGAACTTGACCATGTTCCATTTTTTGCTTTGTAATCTTCTTCTCCTTTTAGAATCATACCTCCTTCTCGTAGAACTTTGAGGTAATCTTCTACTGTATTTAACTGCATGTCATCTTGTAAAATCTGAATAGTTTTATTGAAAGGCCTAATTCTATGATTCCAATTTGGACCTTGTTCTAGCCTTATTTTATTTACTAATTTTTTCAGTATATTCTTTACTTCTTTCACTGGAACTTTTTTACTATTTGGAACTTTGATATCATCTCTGATACCTCTGTAAACCGGGTGTCTTGGAACTCCATCTTTTGTCATCTCCATATAACTAAAAGATACTATACTTCCAATCGGAATGTATTCTTGTGACTTTTCATTTTTATAATTTTCTCTTTGTGAATCATTGAAACCTGTGCCAATCTGTGTAAAAATTCCATTTGGTTTTCCATCTGTCAATAATTCGCATTTGATAGAACCAAGAAGACCATTGAGTCTTCCCTCGCCAAGAATGTATTCTCTTACGATACATTCTGCATCTTCTTTTATCTTGTATTTTAGCATGTATTTACTCCGCTTCAATTCGTATGGAGATCTTGGAGCTCTGAGCATAATTCCTTCTGCTCCTTCTGTTGTAAGTTTTGTATAAAGATTCATAAGCTGTTCTACGCTCTTGATTTTAACCTGTTCAGTAAATTGTATAGGGAAAGTTTTCTTATTAGGATAATCAATAGAATTCCAGACATCTTTGCGATTTTTAACAATGTTTTGTAATGTCTTCATTCGTTCTTCAAATGGTTCTTGTTTTCCAGGAATATCAAATACTTTGAATATAACAGGTGGGTCGTCTTTTCCAGACCAAAGATCATCTATCTGTTCCTGACTGTAACTTTTACCAGGTTTTAGTGTAGATAATCTGCTTGTTTTTTGAAAAGCACCTCTTGCGATCCATATTTCTCCGTCTAAAGCTACCGATGGAGGCAAAGTTTTCACGAACCATTCTGGGATGTAAGTGTAAACTTTTGGTTTACCAACACCTGAACCGCGCGATATCATTTTTTCTCCATCCCATAAAGCTCTTATTCCATCCCATTTTTCAGATGCCCACCAATCTATAGGCGGCTCATTTAGTTTTAATTGCTTGGATAGCTTATCAGTAAGCTTGATTATGTCCCCTGTTTTAGAATCATACAAATTTTGTGCAGTCATGATTTTAAGATTATCTACATAAGTCTTATCATCAGCTGTTGAAATGACTTGAACTTCTGGAAAGACAGCATTATATTGGTCTGTCATTATTGATTTAGTATTAGTTTATATTTTTAAGCTATTATTTTTTTCGTAATAATTCGTATTAAACTTCTTCATTAGCCACATCGTCGACTATATACTTAAGTTCGACTGGATCTATATCCTTCAAATTTGTATTTATTTCTTCCAAAGAAGGTCTTCTAGAATATTTTAATTGGAATTGAGTATTAAAATTTCTAACCTTTAATAGATTTTCTTTATACATTTCTTTTTCTACAAGAACTTTTTCTATTTTTGATCTCTCTTGTTCTTCGATTGATAAATTTTTAGTCTTGTATGTTACTTCTTTCAACGAGTGTATTTCATTGAATATTTCTGGTTTTATAAGATTATTGTAAATCTTAAGTTTCTTAGCCATTTCTTTTTTATCTTTGCTGGATGTTAGGTGTTGTTTAAAAGAACTTATAATGTCTTTATCTAATGGAGGACAAGTCTCCATAAGTCTATCATATTCGTCTCTTGTAGTTTTCATGAAATAAGCCACATCAACACGTTCATCTGGACTTTTAATTAATTCAATTCTAACAGTTCTATGAAATTTATCCCATGCTATTGAAGCAACACGGTGACTTTCTGTAAGTTCGTTTAGCTTTAAAAACTGTGCAATAGTTGTTATAATACCTGCTAATATATTAATACTTCCAATTGCTACAGAACAGTATGGTTTATAATCATCGGGAACTCTTTCAAGGGCAAAGTTTGCTGTACCTGTTAAAGTTGACATTATAATTACGGGTATAGTATACATATTTCTTTTCATAGAATACTTCAAATAAGATTTATTATGTAACCATTTAAAACATGCAGCTTTATCTGCCCAGTCTACAAAAATAGTATCATGGTGTTCTTCCCATGGAGTATAAGTTTTAATTTCTGATTTTGTGTCAGACATTAATTATTTATTATAATATATAAATATAATAATATGGATAATAACAGCGATTTTATCTTTATCGAAGATTGTAAAAATGACGTATCTAGATTAATGAATGAGATAGAACTAAAATGTGATAAACTAGAAATTTTATACAGGGATTATCTACGAGAGGCTGTTAAACAAAAAGATTATCTAATGTCTCTAGACACAATGTTCTTTCAAATATCATTAACAAAACAAGATCTTAAAAATAATAAAACTTTATTAAATTCTTTTTTAAATACGGTATATGGTCAGTATTTTAAATTTTATAAGAAGATATTAAATAGCCTAGAAGAATGTGATACAACAGAAATTTTTAATGATTTTTCTTTAATTCGTAATTTTAGAACATATTACGACCTAGAAGACTCTTTTGAATATACATTTGATGAAATAGATTCTGTGCATAGTGTTATATACAACATAATAAATTTAATAGAACAATACATAAACAGGAAAAAATATACAATAGAAGATGACAACATTCGTGTAGAAAAAGGTATAAATATTCATCATTTAGTTTATCAAAAAACTCATAATATAGAAGTTTTGACTCAAAAAAATCTTTTGTTTAAAAAAATACTCAATGATTACTATATTTCTCAGAAAAAATTTTTCAAGAGACTACAGTTAAAGTTAAAAATCCAATTTTGTCAACTAGATTCTGATATTAAGTTTGATACAGTTACATACAGATCAAGAGAATCTGTGACTACCAAGATAGACACAATATTAGACAACAATTCCGGTAGTTTTGAAAACTTACTATTAGATGATCTGCAGATACAGGATTACAATAAGAAATCTTTTTCTGAAAGAGCTAAAGATTTATTATTGCTTAGTTTGAAATTTTGCTGCATAGATTTTAAAAAGTTAGATTAGTTGTATTTATCGAAAGAATGTATAGTATTTGGACACAAATTACGAATAAGCTCTTTAATTGTATCTGAGTATTCTTTAATTTCTGATTGAGCATTATATGCAGAACGAAGCTTAATAAAATTAAGCAAGTTATGAAGATCGATACACCAATAAAATTCAGTGTACATATTAAGAGGCAATCCAATGCGAGCCATTTCACGAGAAACTCCTTTTTCCATTAGAATTTTATAAGTATTATATTGTTTATAAGAATTTGCAATGTATTCATTAAAAATCTTCTTAGTGTTGGCATCTTCAATTTCATTTCCAGACATCTGT